ATCCTCAATATCGTTACCAGCCTGGGTAGCCATAAGACGTGCAATGTGATCCTCTAGATCTGGACCTTCAATATTGTCTTCAAGAGACTCTGCTGAAAGTTCCCAGTCAAGACGGAGCTTGCGTGTTGTAAGAGATACCTTGTTAAATGTAGCATTTTGTGCAGAGAAAGTAGTAGTATTAGCGTTTGTATAGCTATCACCACTTGCCACGAAGTTACGTGGGTTATCTTCCTGTGCGACGGTCATGATACGTTGTCCAACAGCAACACGATCAATCTCGGTTGTGTTTGAACGCATACGGATTGTACGGGCTGTCTTAGCCAAGATTGTTGCATCCCACATGTAATCCAAGAAGCGATTAGCTTGATCTGGATATAGGAGACCGTTACCTGAAAGGGTAGCAGAGTCTGTAGATGCATTGACTGCTGAAGAACCGAGGTCCGTAGTATCAATTACTTTTTGTAGAAGTTCATTACTCATTTTTATTTCACCACCTTATTTTTTCTATATTTTTTATATGCTAGAAGCACTGAGGAAAGCACCTTGCCATATACTTTGTTTTGGTTTTGTTTGACCCATTGGAGCTTCTACCCCAATGGACTTCTGAACTGCAGTAGCAGATTCAAAATTCTTGAGTTGATGATCAACATACTCAATCTTTCCGAACATATCTGTTACTGACTTACTCAAGGTTTCGTACTTTGTAGCGAGATCTTCGTTTGCCTTCTGAATATCCTCATAAGCCTTAGACAAGCGAGCCATTTCAGCTCTGGTCTCGTTAACAATGTTATACATGTCTGCTACTGTTGCTGCATGTGTTGCATAATTAGTATTAGACTTTTCAAGTGACTCACCAAAGAAGGCCTTAAGGTCTGAAACCATCTTCTCAAAATCAAGTGTATCTTCAACCTCAGAAATTTCTGCAGCCTTTTCAACTGTAGTATCTGAAGTTTCTGAAACAGATGAAACTTCTTCGGCAGGAGTCTCAACATCAATTGACTTCTCAATTGTTGCATCTGTATCTTCTGCCATTGTGTTACCTCCTTCACCGAGTGAAACTTCGTCACTCTTGGTTACTTTATCTTTTTTATTTTGATCAGGATACATAAGGGTTGCTACTGTTGAATCAATAACATTTACATTTCCCGCCAAACCTGGAGCTGCTGACTCCGTTGCTTCGTGTGATGATGTTGGGGCATCATCTTTAGCAAAATAAGAATCAAGAACTTTTTCAATTGATTCAAATTTTTCAATATCTGATTGTTCTACCCAACCAACGTTTTCCATTTGATGATCGCAAACAACACAATCTTTTGTTGTTGTTGTTGATGTTGAAACAACCTCATCAGTTTTGCACCAAAAAACATTTTCGGTTACAAGATTTTCTGCCATTTTTTGAATAGAGAAAAAGTTAGCCAATTGATTTGCTGGAGAATCAACAAGTGAAAGTTCATGCAAATCATAATTGTGAATAATTCTACGATCTTCTCCACTTTCATCTTTCTCCATCTTTGTACCAATAATATTGCCACCAATAGAAAAACCTGAGTATGTACCATCAAGGCACTTCTCCCAAGCATCCTGTGCACCCTTAGAAATATATGCAGTTACATAAACTCCGCTATATTTCTTTCCAGTCTCTTTATCAAAATAAGAGTCTTCCTTAAAGTTAATCATTTTTCCAACTGCAGATGGACCATGCATTTCACGTATGTTTCCTCTGAAATTATCAAATGCTTTTTTGCTGGCTTCTGCTGTAACTATGTCTCCATGACGGTCTACATTGTCAAGAGTGGCAAAACCAGAAACAGTTCTTTTCTCCTTATTAACCTTCGTGATAGGGAAGGATAAGGCTAGTGACGATTCGCTGTTATTCCAGTACGTTTTATTCATTTCCATATGTATACAAATAATATCAAGTTTTTTAAATAAGGCATAATTTTAGGTGATTTTTTTCACAATTCCAGAATTAATTTTTATGACTCTTTTTACATCAGTGCCCTCTGGTTTATAAGTCCCGATCTCTGAAACGGGTTCTGGAACTAAATCTGAATGATCATTTATGTTATTGGCATATGGTGTTTCAATATGAGATGGTGCTGATACACCAGGGTCAAAGGTTGAATTATGAGATACAAGGCCTCCAGTTATAAACCCCACCAAAACATACCCTAAGTGGGGTAAATCACGCTGAAATCCCGTTGCAGCCCACGTAGAGAATGCTCCTGTAGCTGCTATAGCTAGCTGTTTTGCATCCAATATTTGAAACTTAAAATGATGCTTTATCTTCATAACGTTGCCTTTAAGTTATCATAAATAATTTGGGGCATTGCATTATTAGAAACACTGATCCCTAACTTCTTTTCATATTGGCTTAAAGCTGTAAAAGTTTGGTTGTTCATTGTTCCAGTATCGTAAGCTTTTGGCAAAAGCCCCGCTTTTTCTAAGGCTTTTTGTACAGTCCAAACAGCATCATTTGTTTGTCCTACTGCAAAAGAAGCTTGAGATGCTGGAAATGGTGGAGCAACAAAAACTGTTATAGGTTGTGATATTGTACTTGATGAAGTAGTGCCTGGATGTGTAGCAATCATTCCACCAGTTAGTGCAGTTGCTGTTGCAGCTACTCCTGCTGTTGCTTTTTTACTTGTAATTTTAGATACTGCTGGTTGTAAAGGAATTGGGTATTTTGGTCTTATTACAGCAATTACAAAAAGATAATTTCTATGAACCCTAAAACATCCTTCTTTTGTTGGATCATTTGGGTTTCCAGTATTAAATGCAATTGTTGTAAATCCTCCAGGACTTGCGGCTTCACATAACTCTACGTGATCTGGTACCCCGTCACCGTTCCAGTCGTACATGACCAAATCACCAGCTTGCATTTGCATTTTGTTAACAATTAAACCCTGACGCTGAAACCATGTTAATGCAGCTGGATTATAAGAAAATCCTTTTGGTGTTTGTGCAGCAATTAAACTTGATAATCCAACTTGTGCAAAACACCAACTAATTCCCATTGCACAATAAGGAGCATTTTTTATACCATACCAATCGCCGTATGGGTTTTCATTATTTGGTCCTTCATAAAAACCAATTTGGCTACGAGCAACATTTAAAACATCTAGTGCTGTAGCCATAAGTTACTCCTGTTGTCTTCCTTCTCCTTGAGCATTTCTAGCTGTGCCCATTTTATCTGGAGCGTTTAATGTTCTGTCTTGACTTCTGGTTTTATTACCACTTGCATCAGAAGCTGCATCCTGCATTGCTTTAGGATTAATAATAAGAACTTCATCTCCACCACTTAATGGTGCCATGCCTTTACGAGCACGAACTTCATTAGGTGTAATTACTTGATCCTTAAGATAACGATCATCAATTCTTGATTGAGTTTCTTCATCTGTAAGTGCAAGCTCATTAAATCTTAAAACAAAATCAGTAGTGATCTCTTGAATAATCCTATTGATTTTAACCTCAAGCTCTTCTTGTCTTGGGCGACAAACTTGCTCTTTAAATGTCTTATCAGCATCTTTAGCATTTGCTAAGGATACACCTTGTGGCATACCAATTTTTGATACTGGAACACGGTGAGCAATAAGAATACGATCTCTATTTTCTACTGCATAGTTCTTGAATGAAGAGTCTTGCACTCCCGCCTCAATTGGCTCCATATTAAACTCTACACGACTATTTTCTCCGTCTGAAGGCAACGGGATATAAAGTGTTCTATGGTTTCTACCCTTAAGGCCAGTCTGGAAAAATTCAAGCAATTTACGCTCTGAGTCAGCAGTAAGCTTTGCACCTTTAACAGTAATGATATATCTTGGGACTGCTTTGTTTTCAAAATAATCCAAGTTAAATCTCTGAGCAAACTCATCTCCCGCTAATGCATTCTTTGCAGAAAGAATATCTGGAACACCATAATATGTGTTTGATGGAGTAAATACTTTAAAATGAATTACTTCATTTGGTTGTGGATCCGTACCAATTTGATCAGGTGTTTCGGTATCTCCAAAATTTCTAAAGAAAGTGTAGCGGTTGTAAACTACCTGAACAAACCCATCACGGTGACGACGAATTCGCATTGTAGTTGTTGGTATGTGACCTAAGTAACCAATTTTACCAGTTGTGGTTCTTCCTACTTCAAGATAGGCGTTACCTGTTGATTCTAAATCAATATAAACTTTTTTCATAGTTTCAATAAAGGAGTCATCAGAGTTAAGGCCTTCGACGTACTCTCTTAAAGCAACTTTTGATTGTTCAATCTTTGAACGAAGTTTATCTAACTTTTTATTGTTATCCATCACTTCTTCAATTTTTTGAGTTGTTGACCAAGTGTTTTCAAACTTATACCCTAAACCAACTACGTTTGCTGCTTTAGCATTTACTGCAGAATGATGATAAGGAGAGATATCATAAAGTTGTGCAAGATAAAGCATGTTGTATGGAGGCTGTACTATTTGAAATAATGAATAACCAGTTAAATCAAGTGGGTCAAGCTTTTTAGATTTTGCATCGCCTTGACCAGTAAAAGATTTTTCCAACCTATTTGCTCTACGTCGCAAATTTTCATTAATGCCTTCTGATTTTTTAATCTCATCCCAAGTTACATCAAATGGGTCGGGAAAGGTATCTTCTGACTTAGTAACTAAATTATAGTCTTGTCCATTATAAGCATATACTGTGCCGTCTTCGTCTTCATCTGCTACTGTTAATTTAGCCAAGTTTCATCTCCCTCATTTCTTTTACATATTCCATCATTGCTGGTAGATCTTGTGGATCGGGAACTAATCCTAGTTCCGCCCGAGCCTTCTGTTCTTCAAGCTCTTCTTCAGTAACTTGCCTATGTCCAGAAAAGAATAAGGGTCTTCCTTCTGTTAAACCTTCTTGTCTTGCTGCATTCTTTAACTTCTGAATCTGTCTAATATCTCCACGCATTGACGGGATGCTTAATGTGTTGCCATCTTCATCACGTACAATAGACTTGTCTGGCATCTGCCAAACATAGACTCCATAATTAACTTCTTCGACTGGTGTTACTTTCATTCTAGGCATATATATATTCTACCATTCTGTATGAATAAAGCGTAAAAAATGTACACAAGATTGCTATTTTTTACTATAAAAAGTGTTATTTATACCAAAAACCAGTTGACATGTACTTAAAACCTTTTGTTACCTGCTTTGCCTCATGAAAATAAGGTCGTTTGGAAGGAAAGATTATCATGCTTCCAGCTTCTGGCTTTAAAAGTACCCCTTGTTCTCTAAACTCTATCTCGCCACCCTCACAATCATCATTTAAATATATTACAAGTGATAGGGCAAGGTTTGTACCATCTTCCTGATCTTCATCAAAAAAATTATCAACATGAGGGCCCATTCCCTGTCCCTCAAAATATTTATTGATTCTGAATTGATCTGAAAATCCCGCATTTATATTATGGGCTAGGGAGTAGTCGTTTATGCACTCTTTGATTGCATTTTCAAAAATATCTCTTATCTCTAGCATTTCTTCGTCGTAAGAAGATCCGACATATCTATTTGAATAGTATCCCTCTCTGCATTTTCCATAAAGCATTGCATTATCGCTAGACATCCAAGG